TTTTTAATTGTTTAACTGATTACGAGAGGAAAGGTAAAAATTAATTTTAATATAACAAGCGTTATTGAAAATATTTTTTTTTAGTGATTATAATTTATCGTTATCAGCATAAGAATAATACTCGGTATCGCCAACGATTACGTGATCCATAAATTTACAATCTAGATACGAGCAAATTTCCTTTAATCGTTTCGTAAACTCGTTATCCTGTGGGCTCGCTGTCATATTACCGCTCGGGTGATTATGGGCGATAATGAATCCGCTCGCCAGTGTATCGATCACATATTTTAAAACTATCTTAAAATCGATTACGGTACCCGCGACACAGCCTTGACTTATTTTAGCGTATCCGGTAACTTTATTCGCTCTATTCAATAACAGTATAAAACTCGATTCGTAAATATGAATATCGTGTCCGTAGAACTGGCGTATATACTGATACGCGTCGTTGCTGTTACTTATCTGGGATTCTTTAAACTCTGTTTTGTTTACAGTTAATTCGTATTTTTTAATATTTTTCATGGCGTTTAATTTTTTTGATTTTAGTAAAATAAAGATTTTTGATTTTAGGAATTTAACAGGTTAAAAAATTTAATTCTAATCTGGATCGTACGATTATGATTAAATCCGTACTGCTCCGTTGCTTTGTTTAATTGATTTCTCAATTTCTCGATTCTCATTTTTTTAGTCATCACGTTATTTTTTATTGGTTACGTCAACAAAGGTAAAGATTAATTTTAATATAGCAAGCGACCACAAAAAAAAGTGATTCCAGACGCAAAATGCGACCACATACGACAAAAAATAGGTACCGCTACAAACCCCGCCCACACAGCGTTCCGTCGTTCTCAAAATTTTAATATGTAGATACCGTAACGAACAAAAGTCGCTTAAATCGCCGAAAAAAGCGGTTAAAATTGAATTAAAAAAATATCGATTTTTCTGAAAAAAAATTAAAAATAGGCTAAAAACAAATACGGCACCCCGTGAAAAGTGCCGTACTGCAACCAAAAAAATGATAAGAAACGCGAAGCGAAGTTACCGATTAAAATTCATTAATCAAACAAAACGTAAAACTTTTTCCCGCCTCAGTGGAAAAATGTCGCATCGCCTCCACGTACTTTGGCGTATTATTTATCACTTGACACCCAGCGGACCAGCCCGCAATTTTTTCCTTGATCGTCGTATTTTCCATGTTATACGTGTTCGCATGAAAATTGATACCGTAAAACCCTGCCGTATATTTTCCTAACTCCTCCGACTTTCCGTCGTTGTCTCCGTCCCTGAATACTTTAATCGGTGCGCCTATCTGGACGAGTGCCGTCATCTTTTTCTTATGGCGTCCATACCTCCATACACCGTAATACCATTCGTCGGCCTTAACTATCGCAGCGCCTGCTGGATTGTACGACTTGTAACCTCCACGTAAAATACTTAAACCCGGATTCGTTGTGCCTGTTAACATCATTACAAACTTTTCGCCCTTGTAAATATAGAACTTGTCGTCGAATACGTCGGTTAAATCCTCGTTACTCCTAACGCCTAAAACCCATAAATTATCCGGTATCCTTTGGAACGTCGGTAACGTTTTAACTCTGTCGAGTAATTCTTTATCGGTATATTTTCTAACCATTTTTATTTCGTTTTTTCTTAATTACTGCATAAACCACAAACGCCAAAAACAAAAAACTAACCACCGCCGAGCCGTAGTCCTTATTTTGTATGTACTTGCCTAAATCGTTACCTCGTTTCTGGATTTCCTGCACGAGTACCGAATCAGGAATATCGCTAACCTCAGTATCGTGATAAATTACCAGTACCGTACTATCTTCGAACCTTAACGTATCGATTGAATCATTTGCCGCCATTGTATTTTCGCTTTAACCAGTTTATAAAAATCTCGTAAACATCACCGACGAATTCGTCCATCACCTCCGTTAATTCATTTGCAACCCAACCAACGATAAACGATATTAATACGATAATTTTCGGATCCACATCGCTATAAAAAAACGCCAATATACCAGTAACGCTATACGTTAGTATTCCAGCCACTAACATCGACAAAATAATCGAACCAGTATTAAATCGTTTTTTGATTCCCTTTAACAGGGCGCCAATCATACCGAACCCCATAGCCGCTAAATCCCAAAAATTTTCGAATCCTTTCATCACCTGTCGCTTATTTTTGTTATACCTGTATTGAATAGTAACCATTCGAACATCATATCAAACGTAATTAATTCGCCCATAAGGTAAAATTCGTTATCTAATTCGATTTCATTACCCTCCATATCCGTCGTATTAATCGTTTTACGAATCGATATTCTTTTATTTGTATTCTCATTCACAATCGATAAACCTGTATTCTCTACGCCCTTTCCTGTTATTGATTTCAACCCATTTCCCGACGTGTTTTCCTTTGGAAAATCGTACTGTCCAGTAAAGTTTTTTTCGCCAATTTGTAAATCGTTCCAGCCTGTCGTTATTACAAAGTAATTACCTCGTTCGTCTATCTGGATAAAATTATTCGTCATGTTTTTTTATTTAAAGTTAGTAATAAGTACGGGACGTTTTAAACTTGTCGCCTACTTTGCACGTTAATTTCGCTAACCTGCTAAAATCGTAGTATTCAATTTCTGGCGATTCCTGAACGATTACCGGTAAATCAGTATATCGATACGAATGATTCCCCACGTTATAATCCGATATATATAACTGATTCTCGCTTAGTAAATACGTCTCGATCATTGGTCGTATAAAGCATTCTTGTAACGGATCCGTACCGATTTCATACGAGTATAAATTCTCCCGTATTACTCGTTTCATTTCACGATTTCCGTAAATAATATTATCGATTTCCATGTTAGGCTGGCGCTTGCCGATAAATCCACTGAATCGAATATCCGATACGACATCCGCACCCGTAAAATTTATTTGCTCCGCTTCCTGTCGACCATTGAATACCGCTCGAATCCTTGCCGTTCCCTTAGCGTTATTAATTGTGTACGGCTTTAATTTGTAGTTACCCCAATTTAATACTCCCTGAATCCCGCTAATATCGTACTGAATAACTAAGGAATAACACCCCACACCGTCCGACAACAAAACATCGTACCAATTTACCGTACAATAAAACCCGTTCGGCTCCTCTGGTAAAGGTAACGCCGTTAACGTATAGGCTGTCGGATTCCCGTTTTTCATTAACTTAAAAGTACACGTATCTAACCCGCTCGATAGTTTAATCCATGCTGACGTTTTGTCGTTTTCCCACGACGAACCAGATGAACCCAAAACTAACCACTCGCAGCAACATTCGTCGAGACCTCTATCCGGTTCGCTAAAATCCTTTGGAATCTTAATCGAATCAAATTTCCAGTACATACGGTCCTCTCGCCCACATATACTCGGACACTCGATTTCTTCGGTAAAGATTTCTGCGTTACCGTACGGGTGCATCGGATTTACTTCCCAAATTCCGTATTCGTTTATTGGGCACGGATTGTCGCCGCTCATGTTAGCCCAAAATTCACTCGGGTCGCTTATTCCTAACGCATCGCCAATTATCCACGAATTAAACGCTGAATCCCAGTATATATAATACGTACGAATTCCGTAGGTAAATTCCCAGTAATTACGCCCGTCGTATTCCCCTACAAACGTTAAATCGTATGACGTTGTTTCGCCGTCAATCGTTATCGATATCCTGATACAATCGCACACGTTATTTAATTTTAGTTAAAACCATTAACATCGCTTGCATAGTGTTATCGGCGTTCGAACTGCTGTATTGAACGGTAACGTCTAACGTGTTTAAAATTGTCGTATCAAACGTTGAATTTTCAACATCGATAAAATCTTGACCTTCGTATATGTTTGCCGAATCTTTGTTATACGTAAACTCGCCTGCCGTTATGATTTCAGCAACCCCTGCCGGACCTACCTGCCGAATCGTAAAATCCATTATAATCGAAAAAACTTTATCCGTAATTGTAGGTAAAGTAATCGGTCCGCTACTTGCTAACGTTGTCGAACCTGTTTTGATTCTTACCGTTATCTGGTCGTTATTGTGCGCACCTAACATACCCTTTACGATACACCGATACGTATCTCCCTGATTAAAATAATTCGCAGGAACCGTTAGCGATCCACTCCCCAAAGTCGGAACGATACTCTGTTCGATTGTTCCAGTTACCGACGGTCCATCGATTAACGCTGAATATTTACCTGCGTTTAAATTACCTCCTAAAATCTTTGACGAGTCGTAACCTACCCCGTTAAAAAAATCAACATCCAGATAATCGTTGTCGCCAATCGTAAAGATTTCTAGCGGATAATTGTGTATTTCGTTTGCCATTGTTTATATATTTAATTATTATGCCATTTCTTTTAAACCACCTGTCGTCGTTTCCTTAATTTTTCCTGACGTAGTGTACTTGAATTTCGGACGAATTGACGTCGTGCACCCTTTAATTTTTGACGTAAATTTAACGCCATTTTGCAAATTAATTTTACTCGGATTAAAATAACACGTTAATTTAACCTGATTAAAGTTCGGATAACTCACATCGCACAACGATCCAGTTAACGGCGTTAGTGGATTCAATCCGTTTCCGTCAAACGGCACTGCCGTAGAACACCACCAACGAGGCGCGTTTTCATACGGCTCGGCTGTAATCATTCCCCACTGCGCAAACGGTACCCAAAACGTACCATCGTTCAACGTGTGCGTACATTCAATTCTCATTAACTCCCCTTCGACAATTACGTTAACGTTCTGGTTCGTTGATTCCACGAATAAATCTATCGTCTGGTCGATTGTGGGATCCGAATCGTAATCCTTAATTACAACCGTATTGTCGTTAAAAAACATTAACCCCTCTTTAATTAACTCCAAACGAACCCGTAACGTCCACGGCGTAGTATTCCCATAGGGAACGTAGTTTTTTGTTTGATTATTCGGGTAAAAATCCGCATCCGCATTTAACTGAGCGAGCCAATATTCCCACCGGTAAAGGAACGGGAAAAATATATCGACACCGTATTCACCTACCGTATCGTAGGTCGCATTTAACTTGAATATTGACGATATTTTAGCCGAATTACTATCGAATGAAGTGAACAACGGTACCGATTCATTCAGCACGTATTTACCCGCTACCATAGGAATCGAAGCAAAACTAAAAAACGCCGTTTGTAAATCAAAACTTTCGTCCGTTACCGGATTGTACGCCTGTAAAATAGCCGTAAAACTCTCGCAATTTTCGTTCTCTGGAATCCTGAACGCTCCGTAAAAACCTAAATCGTCCTCGACATTTGCCTCGTACGTTATTTCGGATCCTGTACCAGTGGTAACGTTCTCTGAGTGGTCGGTAAAATCCTCCACTAACATCGTTAGCGGACCACCTATCGGCACGTTTTCACTTAGTACGTCATTGAATACTAATAAATTTAGATTACCAATTTTAACCCACACGTAAAACAACCTATCGACTTCCGCTTTACTCAACATAAAGTTATCGAATCCAGTACTCGGCGTAAACAATAAATCGAACGTCCAAACCGTACCTACCTGCACAGCATTAACGAGCGTTATATCCATATACCCCCCATTCGGTAGCGCAGCACCTGTTTCCGTTCCTCCTATCGACATAACCGTACTCGGTAGCAACCCCGATAACGTACTTTGATTATCGAACTGATTTTTGTAATACGCATCGTCCTGCGGAACGTAGGAAAATCCGAATGCGTAATCTACACTAGCGCAATCGACAACCACCTGTACCGCTGTTGGAATATCAAAATAAATTTGATTGATATTCTGAATTAACGTAGCGTCTAAAACGTCCAAATTCTACGGCTCGTCAAACCAACCTGTATTCGGGTCCTCGCTTATTATTGTTTTGGTATTCGAATACGGCTCCCCGAGTAAA